TTTCATTGAAATCCCCGAAGACGGCACCATTAGGCGCTGCGATATACTAGACTGGCGGTCAGCAGATTTGCTGGATCAAGAATCCGGCTATAAGAAGCGCATATTCCGCAAGGTCATCACAGTACAAATTAACGCAGAGATTCCCCAAAGCGACCTCTTGGCCGTCAAGCGAGTTTCCGCAGTAAGTGGCACACTAACCGACAACTACCCGGACACCAATGTCCTATCTATCTCTTTCTCGGAGGATTTCTAAATGCCTACCTACTCAACTCCCGGCGTCTACGTTAACGAGGGTTCGCTCGCTAGCCTGACTCAGTCCGTTACCGGTGGTACGTCTGCTGTGTTCTTCGGTGCTGCTGAGCGCGGCCCCGAGGTGGCTACGCTCATTACCGACTGGGCTACCTACAAGCGCACCTACGGTGACCTCAAGAACGCTTACGACCTCGGCTACGCCGTCTATCACTTCTTCGCCAACGGTGGTCGCGCCTGTCACGTGGTTCGCACCGTCGGTACCTACGACAGCGAAGGCGGTACCGCTGACTCGGTGACCCCAGATGCGGCTGCGTCGCTGGACGTTCCTTACTACCCGAACGGTTCTTCGTCGGCGTCTGCCGCCCTCTTCGATGCTGAGGCCATGAGCAACGGTACATGGGGCAACAGCCTCACCCTGTCGATTGCGGCTGGGCTGGTTGACACCACCAACTCGGCGCACGGTACCTTCACCGTTGTCGTGAATCTCGGTGGTGTGGAAGTTGAGCGTTGGCCTGAGGTTACGCTCGACCCCGATGGCAACCGCTACGTTGCCACGGTCATCAACACCTACAGCAAGTACATCAAGATCAGCGGAGTTTCTACTGAGTCTCCCGATGCCAACCTTGCGTGGATCACTGAGGTTGACAACGTCGCCACCTTCTCAGGCGGTACTGAGGGCGTTGTCGGTCCGCAGGACTTCGCTGGGGCCGCTGACAAGGTCGATGTCATTCCGGGCAACCTGATCATGAACGCCGTCGGTCAGACCTCGACTACTGCTTTGACCCCGCTCATCAACAAGGCTGTGGCCCGTGGCGATTCGTTCGTCGTCATCGACCCCGACAAGACCTCGGAGACGCTGACTGATCTTCAGACGGTTGCGTCGAACTTCTCCGGTCTGTCGAGCGGTGGCTACGCCGCTCACTACGCTCCGGCCCTCAAGATGGTCGACCCGGCCAAGACCGGCCCCGGCGCTATCCGTACCACCTACCCGGGTGGTGCCATCGCTGGTCTCATGGTCCGCACCGAGGTTCAGCGCTCGGTCGCCAAGGCCCCGGCTGGCTACAACGCAGACATCCGTGGTGCTCTCGGACTCGCCGTCGACCTTTCCGACGCCGATCTCGGCACCCTGTATGACGGCACCCCGTACGTCAACTCGTTCAAGGCTGTGCCGGGAGCGGGTGTCGTGGTTTACGGTGCCCGTACGTTGGCCCGCTCTACTTCGGACAAGTTCATCCCGGTGCGCCGCACCCTGAACTACCTGAAGTACTCGCTCAAGGAGTTGACCCAGTTCGCAGTCTTTGAGCCGAACGACGCCAACCTCTGGACCCGCATCAACGTGGTGGTTTCGTCTTTCCTCTCGGAGTTCTACCGCTCTGGTGGCCTTGTCGGTGACAATGCCTCGCAGGCGTTCTTCGTGGTCTGCAACACCACCAACAACACTACGACGAGCATCGATCAGGGCATCGTCAACGTCGAGGTGGGCGTGGCGCTTCAGTACCCCGCAGAGTTCATCGTTATCAACCTCAGCCAGTGGACCGGCGGCAGCAACGCTGTCGAGTCACTCTGATAAACCAAGGAGCAATATTCCATGGCACGAGCATCAGTTACCGACCCGGTCAGGAACTTTAAGTTTCAGGTCACTATCCAGCCTCCGTCTAACGGTCGGCTGGCAACGCTGGTGGGGGAGGAGTTGCCGAAGTTAGGTTTCTCCGTCGTCTCCGGTCTGACCGTTCAGAACGAAATGATTGCCTACCGTGAAGGGGGCATGAATACGCACCCGCACAAGATGGTTGGTCAGTCAGACTACGGCCCCGTCACTCTGACCAAGGGTGTGTTTGCCAATCAGGGAGCGCTGTACAGGTGGCAGACGTTCATGCACTCTTGGGCGCAGGGTAGCCTCGACTCGGAGGGTTCGGCCACCGGCAACAACGATTATCGTTGCGACATCGTCGTCACGGTCCACGACCATCCGGTTTCGGCTGGCACCTACGCTCAGCCGAACTCGTCGGGTAACGTCGTTACTCCTGCTGGCGATCCGAAGATTGGGTATAAGTTGTTCAACTGCTGGCCCGCTTCGTATTCGCTGGGAGATCTTAACGCTGGTGACTCCTCGATTCTGATTCAGCAGATGGTGCTGAACCATGAGGGATTCACCGTTCTCTTCGCGGATGACGAGAAGTCAAGGCCCATCACCGATCTGGCTACCATCTCCTGATACATTTCAGTACAACCCCAAACGATTAGGAGCACAATATGAGCGAGCAGGATGATGCCGCACGTGTCAATGACGCCATCCTAGATCCGGTTCCGACCATGCCGGATGCCCCCGATACCATCGTCAATCTTATGCGAGGTCTGCATGAGGACAACGATGAAGGGGGCGTCTGGCATACTCAGGCGGACATTCGGGAACTCAACGGCGAGGACGAGGAGTATCTGGCCTCTATTGAGAACAAGAAGGACCTTATGTACTCCGAGTACATGAGTGCTCTCCTCAGTAGGACCGTGATCCGTGTCGGCACTATCGAGGTCAACAACAACATCAAGATCATTGATAAGTTGATTCTGGGTGACCGGGACCTTCTGTATTTGCAGATTATGAAGGTCACTTACGGTGAAACCCGCCTCATTAAGATGCCGTGCGTTCATTGCAGTCAGGTGAACGACGTAACGCTGGAACTTGATAACGATTTCCCGATTACCTACCCGGACTTTGACGTTCGGGAAGGCGTTCGGGTGGAGACATCGAAGGGCACCATCACTCTTCGGTTGCCTAACGGAGAAGACACCGTCGCCGTCCAGAAGGACTCTAAGAGCGACGCGCAGATGAACACTGCCATGTTGGCTCGTTGCGCCTCGTGGCCGGAGGGGCAGGCCCCCGCTGATCCTATGAAGTGGGCGAGGACCTTAGGTCTTGGGGATCGCAAGAAGTTAGTTAATGCCCTTCTTGATATTGAGATCGGGCCGAAGTTAGGGGAGGTGGAAACTCAGTGTGCAAGTTGCGGCAAGGACATGCCAATTCTGCTCGACTGGGTCTCCCTTTTACTCGGTTAGTCTGAAGATCTTATACTGGGAATACGAAGCCATAGCCACCGTCTACAAAGGGTTTGGTCTACACGACATCAAATCTATGACCGTTCGTCAACGCGATTTCTGGTATCGTATGGCGAAATGGCGTAATCAGTAGCGGAGGCCCTTATGGCTGATAACGATCCCGACGCAGAAGTCGGAGAGAGCCTGATCGGCGGTAATAACAGCCGCCGTCGCTCTGACGTACGCGCAGGTATCCGTGTAGATACCGCTCAGTTAGCC